ATGGCTAACAAACAAGATTTGATCGCAAAAGTAGCAGAAGCTACAGAATTGACTAAAAAAGATTCAGCAGCAGCAGTTGACGCTGTATTCGCAGCTGTAACTGAGTACCTTTCAAAAGGTGAAAAAGTTCAACTTATCGGTTTTGGTAACTTTGAAGTTCGTGAGCGTGCAGCACGTAAAGGTCGCAACCCACAAACTGGTAAAGAAATCAAAATCGCAGCTTCTAAAGTACCAGCTTTCAAAGCAGGTAAAGCTCTTAAAGACGCTGTAAAATAATTTTGAATATAAAAACCCGTAATACCAGCGTTTAGCTCGTGTTACGGGTTCTTTTTTTGGTCAAAAGGGGCAAATGAGGGGCAAGATATTAATCATCCTCCAAAGCATCCACAACTTGGCTGCGCATGTTGTCGGTAACGTGGGTATAGATTAGATTTGTAGTTTTGGCGTCTGAATGCCCCACACGTTCCATAATGGCTCTTAGCGGTACGTTCTTTTCAGCCAGTCGGCTGATTAGTGTATGTCTAAGAATGTGACTGCTTAAATTCTTTTTAATAGGGTTATCTAGTCGCTCATTTGCTCGCTTGATGGCTAAGTTGAAAGAATTAATCTGAATTGGTATGCCGTTCTTAGTTGTGAAGATATAGCCAAGATTCTGATAGTTTGGGTTTGTTGTCTGTTCTATCTGGTTTAATTGTTCCAATTCTTGCATGATTTCCATTTCACGCTTGGTCATGTCAGTTGTTCGATAACCGGCCACTGTCTTCGGGCTGGTCTTTATCCCTTGTTTATACCCTGCAGTCCGGTCTATAGTGCCTATTAGCTGTAGCTTGCGGGTCTCATAGTCTCGGTTTTCTGCCCGGATGGTTATAATCTCACCAATACGGCCGCCGTTAAGGCTCATAAATTCCGCAAGTAGTCCTATCCTGTATGTATTAGGTCTGCTATAGAGTTCTTTCAATAAGTCTTGTAACTCGTGCTTTTCAAGATATTTACTAGCGACCCTCTGCCAGTCATCCAGTGTCTTTTTTTGTTTTGGCAGCCTTGCCCGACGAGCTGGATTGTCGGGCACGATATTTTTCTCTACGGCATAATCAAAGACAAGGTTGAGCATGGACTTATGACGCTCTTTTTTACTGCGTGATCCATCTAGGTTGTCTAAGTATTTCTGGATATAAAGAGGGTCTATTTTGGTAACTTTTGTATCTCTCCCAAACTTTTCTCTTATCTCTCGTATATTGCCCTCTAACGACACTATAGACGAGTTTTTAAGACCTTGTCGATAAAATCCCCACCAGTTATTAAAAAGCGCTGTAAAAAGCATATCAGAGCTTTTTAGGCTACCTAATTTGAGTTCAATCTTTTCATCTAAAATCTTCTGGGCTTCTTTTTTGGCTCGACTAGAGCCACTATCTAAAGTAACGGAGACTCTGCGCCATTTCTCTGTATATGGATCTTTGTATCTTTCGAAAAATTTGTATTTCCCGTTTTCTAATTTCTCTATCCACATTGTTTTTTCTCCTCATTTTTGGTAAAATGAGTACAAGAAAAAGACTTGCCAATCTGGCAATCTTTCTTATACATCCTTGCCACATGCTCGCACCGACCAAAGTTGAGCATGTGGCTTTTTTATTTTGTCGTTAAAATCGTTACGATAATTGCAAGAAGTCCGATAATTGAGCTAACTAGCAGACCTACAAACCAGTAAGTAAATTCTTTTTTATCTTTTTTCTGCTCAGTCAATAATTCTGATTTAAATTCTGATAACATTTTTTCAGTATTTAAGCGCTGTTTCTCAAAGCCGTCATCCATTTTCTGCATAAGCATTTCAAATTTCAAATCAACTTTTTCAAAATTATGGGACATATCTGAATTAATTTTATCTAACTTTAAATCAATTTCATCTTTTGTGTAGTAGTTTTTTTTCATATCATCCCTCCCAGATGGCTTTTCTTTTATTATACCATAATTCTGTATGGGTACAGATTTAAAATCAGGGAATAATGCAGTAACGTTATTATCGTTCATTAAGCCCCTCCAAAATAATAATAATTAGCAAAAGAAGACAGTTCTTTGTCATCCAGGAGAACAAACTCTATTTTATATGCGCCTTTGTGAGTCACGTTAATCTTGAATTGTGTCTTTATAAAGGCTTGTCCAACCCCGTTATGCATCAAGATCATATTGTCTTTTGGGATTGAAAAATTTTGAGTATCTGTTTGCAACATTTGAAGAGGAGTTGTATCTGATGTAATGCCTATTTGGATAGCATAGTTCTTGTCTGGAATAATATTCAAAAGTATTACTGATACATTTAAGTCGAAGTTTACAGGGAAATTTTTGACACCGTAAAATTCTGAAAAAACGGTATTGTCATCGTCGTTAATAGTGGTTCTAACTTGAGCTATCTTTTCGTTAAAGCTTTCCACAGACTACCCCTCCTTGTCTTTGTTTAGTTTGCTCAAAATATGGATTTTCTTTATACATACACTATGCTGATTACCTCCTTGTCATTCTCCTTTTAGGTTATCCCACTAGGCTATAATATTCTTCAATGACCATCAATTCGTCTGTCACTGTCTTTAATTTATGTTTTTTCATAAAGTGTAAGAAGTTAAATGATTGATGGTCATCTGATAGTGCGAGTTCTTCTTCTAGTAGCTTATGGATCATGTGTCTATTAGCTTCATTCTCGCAGCGCATAGCAGAGTGACGATATATAGAGCCGATATGCTCTAAGTGTCCTAATTCGTGTAGCAGTACTCTGTGACGCTCTGCAGGCGATAAGGAGCTGGTTAAGAAAATAGTCCTTGTTTCTGCGTCATAGAAACCACGCCCAGCCCATTGGTCTGGCTCGAAAGTATAAAGTGATACCTCATACTGCTCCAACAGTTCTTTTTCTTTATCCATAATCTCCCTCACCTAAACTTATTTCTTGCTATTGAGGTAGCCCTCTATGATACCCTTAATAGCTCGCTTGTCGTCATTGGACAATGGCTTGCCGTCAAACAGCATGATACGGCCGTCCAAGTCATCAAGTTCTATTTCATGCTCTGGAGCTTTTTCTCCTGCGATAGCTGGGTTATCTGTCCGACCAAGCAAGTAGTCGGTAGATACTCCGAAATAGTCTGCGATTTCTGAAATTCTTTCAGTAGATGGCTTTGAATTTTTGAGATTGTAAATAGTATTCTTGCTATAACCAAGCTTTTCTTCTAATAAATTTATTGAAAGACCTCGCCTTTTGGCAAGTTCTTTTATTCTGTCAAATGTCTGAAACATTGATTTATCAACCTTTCTGAGAACATGACAAAAAATATTTAATATTTTGCATTAAAACTATTGACAAAGTTAATGCATTGTATTAAAATAGTTTTTGTAAGTTAAAGATTTAGTAAAAAACCTTGTAAAAACTTATCTAAAAATTAAAATAGCTTTGGCGAGCGCATTGAATTGATAGATATAACGTTTTATCAAGTCTTTTAATCATGCCTACATTTTAATACTATACATTAATTTTGTCAAGCATTTTTATAAAATAATTTACTATTTCTTTAACTTTCTAATTAAGAAAGGAGCAACCAAAATGAGATACAGATACGAAAAAACTGTTGTAGGTTGGAATTACCACGTTGTAAACGAAAAGGATGATCGGACAATGTTTCACCCATATGCAAAGGAATTAAAAAACCTGCAAAGATTTTGCGCCGCTAACAAAGATATCTTAGAGGAAAAAATGGAAAGCGAAAGCAATTATGGTCTAGCATTCTTTGCCTGCGGTTATGACGGACAAGGCCAACAAGATTTCATTGAGTATTGGGATGAACGTGGTGTGTCAGTTTTTTAAAAAAAGAAAGGAGTTTTGCGAATGAAACCAAAACGCTATCCATACACAGGGAGATTGAAAAAACCGGCCAGACTTATGATAAAAGAGTGGCAGCAATATTGCGACAATTACAAAGGACACAAAAAAGAGCCTATCAATTTACTGATAGACCCTAAAGAATTTAGTCAGCATTCTTGTGAAGCCATTCATGATACTTCTCAAGAAGTTCAAGAGTTGTAACAGCAGAAATCAAACCACTGACAGTTCCGATTTGGAGAGCGTCAGTATGGTCGATATGGTTGATAGCATTATTGGCTTGATGGATATGAAATCGAGAAGCCAAAGTATGTGGTCACAGATGGCAATCATTTGTATTTCAAAAAATATCAAGAAGACATTGAGGTTGTCATATTAGCCGACGAACAACCAGGCACGATGGCATACGTTAAGAAATTTGACGCTAAGGAAGAAGCGCAGAGGGCAGCAGATATTCTTGGCTGGAAAGTTGAGGAATTGAGAAATGAATCTTAGACAAAAAAAGAAACACTTTAAATATTCATATCGATATTTTATCGCTTGGTTTTCTACAAATGATGAAGATTTCTTTATGCACTGCCCCAAAAAATACAAAAGAACACTAAAACGAAAGCTTAAAATTATCAGAAATTATGATCACAATGAATGCTGCGCTAAATATTTTATGTATCAGGAATATCATGGCAATATTCCAAAATTTATGAGAGATTAACGAGGTATAGTCATGACTGAAACGAACGTACAGAAATTTTACAGAATTTTAGCTGAAAAAACCAAAACTTACGGCACGAAAAAAGAAATGATGACGCAGCTAGGGTTTGAGGGTGCAAAACTAAACTCTGACCGAACTAGACTTAACGGCGACGAAAGAGCAGGGCGCTTTCCACCAGTTCGGCTGATGATTAAGTTAGACAGCTTGTTTGATAAAGAGTTTCTTATCACTTGCTTACGTGAGAAAATGGACTGCAAAACAACTGATAAGCGTTGGCTAAAAGTCGCACAAGATTACATCGACGATAATTCAAAAATCGGGGGGGTAACATGCGACAGCGAAGCGGAGCGTCAACGGAAGCTAAAACGCAGATTGAAGCGTGAAATGTATCTAGAAAGGTCTTTTGGAATTTAAAAAGGAGGTGAAAGAGTGGATAGGATGGGCGAAGTTCCTTTGCTGCCAGAAGTTAATGAGAAAGTGACTATCAAAAGAGCAAAGAAAAAATTAGGGGAGTATCCAAGATGGAGAGAGATAGCTTGCGACGAAGCCCTGCAGAAAGTCACGCAAGAGTTTACGTTTGAGACAAGAGCAAGCAACGGTCCAAGTAGACCGGTTGAAAATCTGGCGATCCGCAGAGTGGACGCAATGGCAGAATTAGAAGAAATAGAGCAAGCGGTATCAAGGTTATACAATCCGACTTATCGTTTTATCTTGTACTCTCGTTTTCTAAAGACTTTGCCAGAGCCAGCTTATGTCATCTATTCGGAACTCGGTATAGAAAAGACACGCTATCAAGAGCTTTTAGACTGTGCTTTGCTAGCTTTTGCAGAACAGTATCGCAACTCTGCTCTTGTTTGCGAAAAGCGGTAAAAATGCGGTAAAAAGACGGTAAATACTGGCTTTTGGTCGTGTTACAATAGTATTGTCAAGAAATTGACAGATGGATTTTTCAACTTTTTCCATACATTACTCTTATGATTCTGGGCTAGCAGTTGTCAAAGGCTGTTAGCTCATAAGGCCACACGAAAGCGCGGACGTTGACCAAACGAGCGATGTTTCATAATCTCCTTTAAAATATGTTTTCATTTTTTTTACCTTTCTGTATTTTCCTGCTTGTGGCCGGCAGGTTTTATAGACGATTTAGGGAAGTCAACCGGTTCGAGTCCGGTATCGTCTTTTGGCAGATAAGCAACAGTCTGCCGACTGAAACTTTTTCTATTTTATTAAACTCCTATTTAATTTTCTGGGAAGTCGTAGCACGGTGCTGCGAGAGCGCAGGTTCGAGTCCTGCACGGCTTTTATGGGCTTAGCCTTGATAATCTATGGTGACATAGGAAAACTAAGATTATGGCATATCAATCTTAGTGCCAGCAATGGTCGTTCTAAGCAATGTAATTCTAGTGCCATTCACATAGGGTGGCAACGTACGAAGTTGAAGAGTGTTCCCAAGAGCCAATCGGTGATGGACTGTGTCGGCAGTGCTTGAAACGAGTACGGAGGATGAATGAGACATCATAGTTTGAGGGTCGCGCCAAAAGCGGATGTCATGTCGATTTGCATCGGGTTGAGCACCCGAAAGTAAAAGACAAGCCAAAAGGTTGCCAACTGGACGGTAATAATAGGCGTTGCGCATTTTGTTTTTCAAAAGAAAATGAAACGCATGGCGATGCACGTCTATGATATGCTAACAAAAAACATATTGCTTTTTATATTTTGTTTATTGCAAAAGTCATCGCCCGTTGCAAATGAAAGTGTACTTCGGTAATTAGATTACCCGTTCAAATCTCGCAAGGATGCGAACGAAGTTAAAGAGTAAAGCAGCTTAGACTTTTAGCGGGGTCTTCGTTAATTGAAAAATAGCTTAGTAGTTTGTAACGTAAGGGGTGGTTAGTCTAACTAACCGTGCATGAGTGATACAAGCAGGAATGTTTGTGGACAAGATGATAACCTATAAGTCATCGAAAGTCACTTGAATTAAGCAGTAGTCTCATGCTTTTTGGTTTTTGGAATGCAGCTCAGTTGACAGAGCGCTTAGTTGAAATCTAAGAGGTAGTTGGTTCAAACCCAATCATTCCAATATACTTTAGTCGCTACAAAGCGGCTTTTTATTTTGTCTGAAATGAGGTGATGGAAAATCAGCAAGTTAAACATTAGACAGCAGAAGTTCGCAGACGAGTACATCGCTACTGGCAATGCGACGCAGGCTGCCATAAAGGCTGGATACAGCGAAAAGACCGCAGGGCGCATAGCTGGACAGAACTTGAAAAAACTTGAAATCAAGGCTTATATCGACGCTAGAATGATTGAAATGCAAGAGCATAACATCATGAGCGCCAGGGAAGCTTTGAGTATCTTGTCGGACATCGCAAGGGGCAAGCGTGACGAAGAAGTCTTGATGATGAATCCTGTTACTGGCGAAGTCGATAGAGTGACCAAGAAAGCTGATAATGCAACGGTTATTAAGGCGATACAGGAAATCTTGAAACGCTATCCAACTGCTAAGCAAGCCGAGAAGATGGAACTTGAAATTGAGAAGCTGAAAGCTCAAATTGGTGGCGATCTAACTATCGACGAAAAGCTATCAAGTTACATCGAAGCGGTGCAGGAGGCCTTAGATGGCTAAATTAGACGCTCTATACACGCCAAAACAGCAAGAAGTCCTAAAGCGTATCTGGTCGAAAGACTGGTTTATTTGCGGTTTGCATGGCGCTAAACGCGCCGGCAAGACTGTAGTCAATAATGATACGTTTATCGGTGAGCTGGTCAGAGTGCGAAAGATTGCGGATAAGCTAGGCATTGATGAGCCTATCTATATCCTTGCCGGCACATCTTCAACATCTATTCAAAACAACATACTTCAAGAGCTTTTCAACAAGTATGGTTTCACGCCAAAATACGATAAGCACGGCGCTTTTGTCTTTCAAGGCGTTAAGGTTGTGCAAGTCTATACTGGCTCAATTAGTGGCCTGCAACGTGCCAGAGGTTTCACAGCTTTCGGAGCGTATGTAAACGAAGCGTCGCTGGCAAATGAAACAGTCTTCAAAGAAATCATTTCTCGCTGTTCTGGTGAGGGTGCAAGGGTGGTCTGGGATAGTAACCCAGACATTCCGACGCACTGGCTTAGAAAGGACTATATAGCGTCTGACGATGATATGATTATCGACTTTCACTTTGAGTTAGACGATAATACTTTCTTGTCAGAACGATACCGTAGAAACATCAAGCAAGCAACGCCAGCCGGTGTGTTCTACGACCGTGACATTCTCGGTCTTTGGGTGACTGGCGAGGGTGTTGTATATCGTGACTTCAACGATAAGATGTATCTCACTAGCGATGAAGTTCCTACAAGCGAGATTACAAGCTATTATGCAGGTGTTGACTGGGGGTATGAGCACTTAGGCTCTATAGTGGTATTGGGCGAAACATCAGACGGCAGAACATATCTGCTAGAAGAACATTCTTATCAGCACAAGGAGATTGATTTCTGGGTGCAGACAGCGCTTGATATCAAGTCAAGATATGGCAATATTCCATTTTGGGCTGATAGCGCAAGACCGGAACACGTCGCAAGGTTTCAGCGCGAGGATATCGACTGCAGAAACGCAAACAAATCTGTCTTGTCTGGTATAGAAGAAGTGGCCAAGCGCATGAAGCTAGGGCTTTTTTATGTCTCAAAAGACAAAGTAAACAATTTCAAAGATGAGGTCTATCAGTATATCTGGAATGAGCGAACGGGTGAACCGTTCAAAGAGCATGACGATGTGCTGGATAGTGTCCGATATGCGATATATTCTAAAGTCGCAGATATGGGAAGCAAAATCAAAGTATTTAAGGGAGGGTTTTAATGGCGCAAGTCAATCTAAACAAGCGAAAGTTATTGACTACGACAGCGAGCGAAGTAACGCAAGATTTAGTGTCCGAAGCCGTGCAACTGCATAGGTCGCACTTGCTGAAAGGTTACATCGAGAACGAAGACATGTATATGTCTAGTCACAAGATTTTGAAAGGTGGGTCAAAAGAGCCTTGGAAGCCAGATAATCGCTTAGTCATCAACTATGCGAAGTACATTGTTGATACCTTTAGCGGATACCAAATCGGTGTACCGGTTAAAGTGACGCACGATAACGACAGCGTGGCAGAGTTTATCAGTGATTTCCGTAAGTTAAACGACATGGAAGATAGCGAGTTTGAGCTTGCTAAGCTTGCCGATGTGTTCGGTCATGCGTTTCTGTATGTCTATCAAGACGAAGCGGGAAACACGAGGGCGACATACAACAGCCCGATTAATATGTTTATCGTGCATGACAACAGTATTGAGGAAAAGTCTTTGTTTGCGGTTCGATATGCGTTTAATGACAATGATCCAACAGGTTACGGACAAGTCATCACTGCTAACGAAGTAATCGAAGCGACATTTCAACTTGGCGGTGGCGTCCGATTTGTCGAACGCAACAATCATGTCTATGGCACTTTGCCAGTCGTTGAGTTGATTGAAAACGAGGAGCGACAAGGTATCTTTGATAGTGTTAAGACGCTAATCAACGCATTAAACAAGGCGGCAAGTGAGAAAGCAAACGATGTCGACTACTTTGCAGACGCTTATCTTAAAATCGTAGGCGTCGAGCTGAAAGAAGATATGGCAACGCAGATTAGAGAGAACCGTATCTTTAATTTGTGGAAGAATGGCTCTGACGGCCCTTTGCCAGATGTCGGATTCCTGGAGAAGCCAAACTCGGACACGACGCAAGAAAATCTAATCACGTTGCTAAAAGACTCTATCTTTGCTGTTTCAATGGTTGCTAACTTATCAGAAGAAGACTTCGGTAATGCTTCTGGTACGGCTCTAGCGTTTAAGCTGCAAGCAATGGACAATCTAGCCAAAATGAAAGACCGCAAAATGCAGTCAGCATTTAATCGTCTGTATGAAATCGTGTTCGGGGTGCCAATGGCTGCCGTGCCAAGCGATGGCTGGATTGATATTAAGTATCAATTTACACGCAACGTGCCACGAAATATCTTAGAAGAAGCGCAGATTGTATCGCAGCTATCTGGCCAAGTGTCGAACGAAACTAAATTGTCTGTTTTGTCTATTGTGGACAATCCAAAGCAAGAGATTGAGAAGATGGACGACGAAGAAGAAAGCTCTAGTTTGCTATCTAGGAAGATTGCGCAGAACGAACGCTTTGCAGACAAAGACTTACAAGACGAAAGTAAGGAAGTGATCGCTGATGCCGAGTGATTACTGGAAACGACGCATAGAAACCGAACAGAGGGCGAGATTAAGCCGTGACACGACTTTAAGCGACGAAATGACCAGATTGTACGACTATCATTTTAGAGAGCTAGAAAAGGAAATCAGAGCCTTTGAACAGCGATACGCAGACAAGAACAATCTCCCAATAGCAGAAGTAAAAGCTAGAGTTGACGCACTCGATGTTAAAGCCTTTGAAGAAAAGGCAAGGCGGTATGTTGAAGAAAAAGATTTTTCACCTAGAGCTAATGCTGAGCTTGGTCTATACAACCTCAAAATGAAGATGTCACGGCTGGAATTGCTGCAATATCAGCTTGACTTGGAGATGGTTGCTCTTGCGAACTCTGAACATAAGCTTTCAGAGCGGTTTTTGAGCGAGGAATACACAGAAACGCTAAAGACACAGTCGGGCTTGCTTGGCAAGTCGGTATTGTCTGCAAGTGAGATTGAGAAAGCGGCTCAATCGGTGTTAAACACGCCATTTAAGGGTGCGAAATGGTCTGATAGGGTTTGGGAGCGACAAGATGATTTAAGGCAGATTGTCGCAGGATTGACAGAGGACTACTTGCTGAAAGGCAAAAACCCGACGACCATGATACCGAAAATCAAGAAAGAGTTTGATGTGTCGGCTCATGAAGCTAAGCGACTGGCTGTCACAGAGGGAGCTAGGATTGCCACAGAAGCAGAAAGGCAGTCATACATCGCTAACGGTTACGATGAATACGAGTTTATCGCAGAGCCGAAAGCGTGTGATATATGCAAGCCGTTAGATGGGAAAATCTTTAAAGTCGCTGATATGTTGCCAGGAGAGAACGCTGCTCCGATGCACCCACATTGTAGATGTGCAACAGCAGCGCATTCCTCAATGTCAGAGAAAGAATACGAACGCTTGATTAAGAAAAGCGCAAATTCAAGAAAACTAATAGACAAGTTTTTAGAATAGGAGGTCAAAATCAGAATATGTCGGTGCTAGGTTTTACAGATTAGGAGGTGATCCAACATCTTGACTGGCAGGAACAGACTGCTACTTAGTTGCATAATTCAAACCAGTCAATTCGACTGGTTTTCTTTTTGTCCGAACTTTGACGACATAAAAAGCCAAGGCATCAGTCCACTCAGGACTTAAAAGGGAGGTAGCCAAAAGTGGCAGAAGAAATCAAAGATGAAGTAATCGAAGTGACAGAAGAAACCACTGATGAAGCTAGCAATCAGGAGCAGACCGAAGTTGCTGAGAAAACATTCACACAAGCTGAGCTAGACGATATTGTCAAGAAAGAAAAAGCAAAAGCAAAGCGCTCGGCTGAAAAAGAATACAAAGCCAAAATGGACGAAGCTGAGAAACTGCGGAAGATGAACGCTGATGAAAAAGCAGAGTATGAAGCTAAAAAACAAGCGACATACATCGCAGAACTCGAAGCGAAAATCAATCGCAGCGGACTTGAAAAAGAAGCGTCTAAAATGCTCTCTGAGAGCGGTATTGCAGCAAGCGATGAAATCCTTGCCTTGGTCGTTAAAGATGATGCAGAACGCACTCAGGAAGCTGTCAATGGCTTTGCAGAGCTAGTCAACCAACTAGCAGATAACAAGGTCAAAGAAATGCTGAAAGGGAAAACTCCTCGCAAAGTTGAGCAATCAACTGCAGGAGCAATCACCAAAGAACAATTTGACCGCATGGGATACAAAGACCGCAACGAGTTATTGCAGAGTAACCCAGAACTATACGCACAACTGAAAGGATAAACATAAATGACACAAACACAACTTGCACAAATGATTAACCCAGAAGTAATGGCTGACATGGTATCGGCTAAGCTTCCAAAAATGATTAAATTCACCCCTCTTGCTTATGTAGAGCGTGAGCTTGTAGGACAACCAGGAAGCACTATCACAGTTCCTAAATGGGTTTACTCTGGTGATGCTAAAGACATTGCTGAGGGCGTAGCAATCGAGCCAGACCAACTGACAACTGCTAAGTCTACTATGACTATCAAGAAAGCTGGTAAAGGTATCGAACTGACAGACGAAGCTGTCTTGTCTGGTTACGGCGACCCAATCGGTCAAGCGACACAACAAATCGCTTTGGCATTGGCTAACAAGGTAGACAATGACTTGATTGAAGAAGCGAAGAAAGCAACTCAGTTTGTAACAGAAGCCCCAACTACTGGCGCAGCGCTTGATAAAGCCTTGGCAGTATTTGACGACGAAGAAGACGCAAACTATGTCGCTCTTATCAACCCTGCTGACGCAATCGACTTGCGAGCTGACACTATCAAGAACTGGCTGTCTGGCTCTGAAATCGGAGCTAATACAGTTGTATCTGGAACATTTGGCGAAACTCACGGCGTGCAAATCGTCCGCACTAAGAAAGTTGAAAAGGGCAAAGGTTTCTTGGTTAAAGTATCGCCAACCGCAAACGATACGACTGATGTCGCTAAATACGGCGCATTTGTAATCAATCTCAAGCGTGATGTTGCAATCGAAACGGACCGTGACATCTTGAAAAAGACAACAGTCATCACAGGCGACGAACATTACGGTGTCTATCTGTACGACCCAACTAAAGTCGTTAAATTTGGAGGTGCTTAATGGGTATGTTGCTGCGTAGGCATCACCCAAAAGCTCCTGAGCCAGTCGTAGAGGTGGCAGAAAGCCCCTCTACGCTGTCTGATATGACGGTACAGGAACTAAGAGGGATTGCCAAAGAAAACGGCGTGACGGGCTATTCTGGGCTTGATAAAGCAAGCCTAATCGACGCATTGGAGGGATAAGAACATGATGATTATTGAGCAAGTAAAGGCTCTGCTAGGAATTGAGGATAACTTGCAAGATAATCTCTTGTTAATTATCCAAAATCTTACGGAAGCGCACTTTAAAGCCTACTCAAAACAAGACGATATACCAGATAAACTAAGTTACATCATCGTAGAGGTCGTTGTTAAACGCTTTAATAAGCTAGGCTCTGAGGGCTTATCCTCCCAAAGCGTAGAGGGTTTGAGCATGTCTTTTGACTTAGACGACTTTGCAGTATATGACGCTGTAATCAGACGCAACTTTGCCGGTAGTTTCCAAGCGGGGTTTAAGATGCTATGAGATTTGACAAACGATGCAAGCTTGTTATTAAAAGCGAGCAAAAACCAAGGTATGACGCTGATTTAGGGAAAATGGTAGGCGGTGAAACGACTGAAAAGGTCGTACCTGCTAATATCGGGCCAGTAAGTGCACAGCTCCAAAATCTCTTAGGCGACAAGCTGAAAGAAGCTACTAAGGTTGTGAGAGTGCGACGCATAAAAGGCAAAATCAGCAGTCTTTTAATCGATGGAAAGCCTTATAACATCGTACGAACGCCAGAACATACGAACGGCATGACGGTTTTTTATGTTAGCGAGGTTAAAAATGGAGTTTAACGGTATTTTGCACATCAACGGAGATGTGCCGCTAATGAAAGCCTTACAGACCGCTGCGAACATGGAAGCGCACAAAGCTATCGTCAAGAAATATGGCAGTGAGTTGCAAAAAGCTGCTAAAAGAAATGCTGTCTTTACTAAAGGATATGCAACAGGCGCAACGAAGCGCAAAATCACTCTCGAAGTGCAAGACGGCGGATTTGAAGCAAAGGTGGAAGCTGGCACAGACTACGCTGCTTACTTGGAAGTCGGCACACGCAAGATGAACGCACAACCATTCATGAAGCCGGCTTTTGATGTAGTGCAGCCGAGGTTTATAGCAGATTTAAGGAGGGCAGGCATTGTTAAGTAAACAACCAGACCAACAACTGCATGACGAGCTTATCAAGCGCTCTAACGCTCTTGGATTGACTGCTTATCCATATCTGCCAGAAGATGGGACGCCTTATCCGTTTATGGTCGTGTCTTATACGCAGATTACCCCACAAGCGACTAAGTCGTATCTCATCGGAGAGGTAGCGGCTAGGGTTGATGTGTGGGGGCGTGTAGACGATAGGAAGCTGGTATCTGACTGGATAGGCAAGCTTATGGCTGAATATTCCAAGATTAGGCAAATTGAAAGCACTAAATGGTCTATGGACTTATCAAGTCCAACGCAAATTATCAAAGACAATTCAACGGAAGAATTGCTATATCATGGCATTCTTGACTTGAAATTTAGATTTAACTAAGAAAGGAAAATGATACATGTACGGAAAAGATAAAATTTTGATGTTCCGCAAATTGGGAGAAAAGAAAGCCGCTGCTAAGTTGGCTTTCCAAGTTGAGCATAAGCTTAAATATGAGCGCTCAAATGACACGAAGAAAACGAAAGACGGCGCAGTAAACAGTGACGGTGGGCTTGAGGTAACTCTTGAAATCGAAGCTGTTTCAAGCCGTGATGAACTGAATAAGCTCCTTGAGCAATCAGTAACAGAGGGCTTCAAGCTTGAAGTTTGGGAAATTGACCTTGCTGGAACTAAGCAAGCTGACAAATACCCTGCTAAGTATATGCAAGGCTCTCTGTCTAGCTGGGAACTTCCTGCAAACGTTGAAGACTTGATTACAATCTCAACAGAAATGAAGATTGACGGCAAGCCAGTAGACGGATATGCAACGCTGACAGAAGAACAGCAAAAGGCTGTACAGTACGCATTCAAGGACACTACTCAAGAGCTGTAATCAAACTTTGGGGCATTTAGCCCCTTTTTATTTTTAAGGAGAAAACAAAGAAATGAAACAAATTGAAATCAACGGCAAGAAATATGACTTACACTTTGGCATTGACTTTATCCGTGAAATGGATAAGCGCTATGAAATCAAGGGAAATGGTGTCAGTTTCGGTATGGGCTTGCAATCAGCAGTAGTCTATCTAAAAGACTTCAACCCGGTTGTTATCGCTGACATTATCCAAGCTGCGACAGCAACAGAGCGCCCTCTGCTCAAAAGTGCGGACATTGAAGCGTGGATCGAAACACAAGGCGACAACCTCGAGAAAGTCTTTGATGATTTTTTAGAGAGCTTGAAGAAATCGCCGGTGACAAGATTGAAAGTGAACAAAGTCCTCAAGGAAATGAACCTGTAAAGACTGTCATATCGACATCTAAACAAGTTTACGAAGATATGCTTGCAACGATATTCGGACTGTTTGGCGTTACGGACTACGATGTAGCAAGAAGAATGACGATTGCAGAATACAAGCTCCGAAAACGAGGGCATGTCATGAAGCAATTAGAACGTGAGCAAGAATTATATCTGCAAGCATTTCTAAACAGAACAGCCCAGGCAACAGATAAGAACGGCAAGACTTATGTCTATAAGACCTTTACGGACTTTTACGACGAAGCGAAGCGTAGACAGTCTGTCTTGGGTGCTAATTACGCAAAACCAGTCAATAGCGACTTAATCGCTATTGCTAAACGAATGAAAAATTATAACGGAGGGGAGGTGTATTAATGGCAAATTCGAGCTATACAGTCGAAGCGGTGCTGAAAGCTAGAGATAGCGGCTTTTCTAGTGCTTTTAAAGCAGCGGAAAGGTCAGTTAGCGGCTTGTCGAATATGGCTAGCAAGGTAGGCTCTACTTTCAAATCTGTGCTAGGTGCTAATTTAATCAGTTCTGCTTTGACTTCTGGTATTGGCTCAATCACATCAGGCATTGGCTCGATGGTCGGAGAATTGAACGGCGCACAAAAGGCATGGAAGACCTTTGAGGGCAACTTACAAGCTTTCGGTCGCTCTGCTGAAACGATAGCACAAGCGAAGAAAGAAATGCAGGACTTTGCGACAAAGACTATTTACTCGGCTTCTGACATGGCTAGTACATATTCACAGTTAGACGCTGTGGGAACTAAGAATGTCGGCAGTCTGGTAAAAGCTTTTGGTGGTCTAGCTGCTTCTGCTGAAAATCCAGCTCAAGCTATGAAGTCTCTATCTACGCAAGCTACACAAATGGCAAGTAAACCTAAGGTAGCCTGGATGGATTTTAAGATTATGATGGAACAAGCACCTGCTGGTATGGCTGCAGTTGCTAAAGAAATGGGTATGAGTACAGCCGAGCTTGTATCAGCGGTGCAAGATGGCAAAATCAAGACTGAAGACTTCTTTGAAGCTTTGAACAAGGCTGGTAATTCTGACGCTTTTCAAAAAATGGCAACAGAATTTAAAACTGTTGACCAAGCAATTGACGGCATGAAAGAGTCACTATCTAACAAACTCATGCCTGCGTTTGAACAACTAAACAAGTTTGGTATTAAGGCGGTAAATGCTTTATCAGACGCTTTCGACAAGGTTGATTTCAATAAGCTTGCAGAGGGGTTAGGAAAAGCGCTTGATAAGATTGATTTCACTAAGATTATCAACAATGTATCAGCTTTTATCTCGGATACAACGCAAAAGATACAGACTTTCTGGACTGCATTTTCTAACACAGGCGCTGTTTCAGCGTTTACTACAGCGGTTCAGAGCATTTCTGCGGCTCTTGGCAATATCTGGAATAGTCTGACGGCTACAGGAGTGCTAGAAACTCTGGGAAGCACGCTAGGAACACTTGTAACTTGGTTATCTCAAATAGCTACCGCAGCAGCTAATTTCATAGCTTCGCTTCCGCCAGGAGTGATTCAAGGTATAGCTGGGGCGATAGGTGCTTTCGCAGTATCGATGTTTGCTGTTAGAAAAGGAATGCAGGCTCTGATACTTATCAAGTCCTTAAACCCTTTTAGCGCATTTCAAAAAGATGTCGAAGCGGGCGGAGGTAGAACTAGAAGCACGATAACGCAACTTTTCAATGGTATTTCAAATGTCATTAAGTCAAGCGGGACGGCTATCAAGGCAGCGGCGACAGGTATCGGCCAAGGTATCAAAGCGGCACTTTCTGGCGTTGCTCCAGTAATCAAGGCCTTTGGTGCAGCACTCAAAACGGCAGGTGTCGGGAATATCCTAGCCTTTGGCGGTGCGGTAGCTATCGCTGCAGTTGGTATCGGTGCTGGTGTCGCCATTATCGCTGCCGGATTTGCTCTTTTAGCGACTCAAAGCGAGGGAATAAGCGCCATCATTGGAGCAGTTGGCCAAGCGTTTTCTGCAGTAGCCACAGCAATTATCGGGGCTTTCGCGCAGGCAATCGTCACAGTTGCGGGAGTTCTTCCGACAGTTACATCAGCGCTTGCTGGACTTTCTCCATTAGTCGTAGCAGTCGGTACGGCAGTAGGTCAGGCAGCACCATTCGTGACGGCCTTAGGGCAAGCACTAAGCTCTATTATCTCAGTTCTTCCGCCTGTCATTACAGCATTAAGTGAGGGAGCGGCGGCTATTATCTCGGCATTAACCCCTATCGTTGAGATTGTGGGGAATGTGTTTACTAATATAGCCCAAATCGTTGCGGATGCTATTGTTCGCATCGTGCAAGCTTTGTCGCCGTTTATGCCTGCCGTTTCTGAAATGGTACAAGCATTAGCTCCTGTGTTGCAGTCGATTGTCGAAGCATTCACGACGCTTGTTAGTCAGATAAGCCCAATCATTGATAGCATAGCGAATCTATTCAAGAGTTTGGGCGAAAGTATCAAGACCGTTCTTGATGGCGCTAAAGGCGTGATTGAAAGCTTTGGTGGAGCAGTAAGGAATATCTTAGACGGTATTTCGGGTATATTTGACGCAATCGGAAACGCTGCTTTAAATGCCGGTAAAGGCTTTAAGCTCATGGCCGAGGGTGTGGTCATGATTACCAAAACCAATCTTGGCGATATGGCTGCAAGTCTAGCGGCAGTTGCTACTGGTATCGGAGCAATCGCAGCTAACGGAGCAGGGATAGCAACAGCAGGAGACGGCATGCAAGCGCTAGGCCAAGGAATGGCAATGGTACAAGCATATAGTGCAGGCGCTTCTGCTTCGCTTATGTCAGTATCTGCAGCGCTTCCGGCTTTAGCTTCTGGATTTTCAGCATTAGCACCAATCGTGGCTAGTGCTATGGCTAGGGCTGTAACAAGCGTACAGTCTGGCATGGCTGTTATAGTGACAGTCATCGTATCAAGCGCAGCTCGCATGACTGCGGCAGGACAACAAGCC